TTGTAGGTACATCAGTTGGTGTAACCGTAGGTGTAACAGTAGGTGTAACAGTAGGAGTAACAGTTGGTGTTAAAGTTGTAGTTGTAGGTACATCAGTTGGTGTAACCGTAGGTGTAACAGTAGGTGTAACAGTAGGAGTAACAGTTGGTGTTAAAGTTGTAGTTGTAGGTACATCAGTTGGTGTAACCGTAGGTGTAACAGTAGGTGTTAAAGTTGTAGTTGGTGTATCTGTTGGAGTTAAAGTTGTAGGCGTATCAGTTGGAGTAACGGTAGGTGTTACAGTTGGAGTAACGGTAGGTGTTACAGTTGGAGTTAAAGTAGTTGTTGGAGTTAAAGTAGTTGTTGGAGTTAAAGTAGTTGTTGGCGTTAGAGTAGTAGTAGGAACTGGCAGTACCTCTTTAACTACATCATTTGAACAAACATCTGATGTATTTTGTAACTTAATACAAATAGTATCATCAGGCACAGTTACTATAGCAGTAGAACCAGGACCAGGTAAATAGACATCATTACCATCCATAGACATTGTAAAGTTAATACAATCGTTTGAATAGTATATATCGTAAAAATCTCCTGAATTAAACCCTTTTTCTGAAAGGGTTATTTGTTTTAATATTGCCATATTTCTTTTTTATTTATTAAGGACAAGGTGTTTCAGTTATAACAGATACTGGACCTGATGGTAAAGGACTTCTTTCAAAATTATATACCATAAATGGTTTACCATCTGATTCTGCTGTATAATTTCCTTGCCATTGCTCAAGGCCTGTTACTTTTTGAAATGCACCAAAATCACCATTTGAAAAAGCAGTTGTTAATGATGAATTTTTATATGCAGGCGTGCCAGTTGTATTTTGGTTAGCCCAAGTAAAATTATAATAAGCATATGCTTGTTGTCTTGGATAGAAAGAACCAGATTGTTGATTATAATACAAATCAGAAGTACTTGTACCTGCTCCACTACATGGAGAAGATGGTATAGATGTACCATTTATATTGTTAGTACTTTTTTGATTGATTGGTAACGTAATTTTACTATCTAATCGATGAACCCATGCATTTGATGATGAATTATAAGTATCAGCATCCAATCTAACTATTTGTCTATTATTATTAAATTCAGCAATATAGAATCTGTTAGCAGGAATATTTACTTGATATCTTGTACTATAATCAGTATTATAAGCAGGTACTCTAGCAAAACCATTTTCCATAAGACTTTGAGACTCTAATAATATACCAATAGTAGCAGCAATACTTCCTGATGAAGTTAAATAAGGTTTAGCTAATGTATATGATGCAAAACCATTACTACCACTCATGTTATATAAAAGTAAATCTCTATCAACTGATGGTTTAATTTCAACACTTCTAGTTACACTATTCCATAATGATGCACTCCAAAAACCACCACCATTCCAGAATACGGGTTGAGTAGATATACCACCATTACCTAAATATGAACTTGAAATTGGTGCTAATCCATTATCATATGTATCTACTATAACTACATCATAATAATTACTACCGCCTTGAGTTACTCCAATAGAATTTGAACCTGATTTAAATCCTACTTGAAAAATAAATGGTGCTATTGAACTGGTCATATTAAAACTTGTTGAAAACGAAGTATTAGAATTAGCAGCAATAGTTTGAGAACCAGTCATAGCAGTTCCACTTCCAGTAATATATACATTCATACTAGTATCTACTGAATATGGATTATTTAAAGATGATGATATATCAAATTTAAAATTTCTACTCAATGAAGGTGTAGTTGTTGTGGTAGTTGGAGTAGCAGTTGGAGTCAAAGTAGTAGTACCAGTAGTACATACAGTGCAAGTTATTATATCTGAACAAGTTTCATTACATTCAATTGGGAAATTTAATCCAGGCTCTCTAAATATAATTGTACCTGGTTCAACACACAAACTAACTGTTAAACCACCACCAACTGGAATTGTAGTTTCAGCTGAATTACATGGTGTATAAGTTACATCCAACGTTTCTTCCGTAGGATTTTCAACTGTATAACATCTACAAGGTGCTTCAGTTGTAGTTGGTGTTAAAGTTGTAGTTGGTGTTAATGTAGTAGTAGATACACCTGGACATTCAAATTCACCCGTTGTAGTAAGTGTTAATAAACCACCGCCCGGGTCAAATGATAATTCACCTATAATAATGAAAGTATAGGTAATTCCACCAGCAGTAGCAGTTACTCTTTCTCTATTAGCAAATGTACCACCTGGGTATTGTATTGAATAAAAAGTATTCGCATCATCACATCTTTCTAACACATACCAAACTGGTGCCAGTGTAGTTGTAGTTGGTGTTAAAGTTGTAGTTGGTGTTAATGTAGTTGTAGGCGTTAATGTAGTTGTAGGCGTTAATGTAGTTGTAGGCGTTAAAGTTGTAGGAGGTATATAATCTATCACATCAAAATTAAACGAACAATCTATATCTTTTGTAAATGTATCTGGAATAATCGGTCCTAATAACTGAATATTACATACACCAGTTTTTAAGTTATATTCATTTATTGCACGTAAGTGATAATAATTACCTCTCCATTGTACAATATCATTTAATTCCATCTTAAAATAATCCGCAAGAGGTATGATTGCTGATGCATTAATCAAACGTGTCTTTGGATTATATAGTAGAGTAACGTATGTTTCCCAATATTCAGTATATAAACTACCCGTTGGTGTTTCACCAAACGCAGGTTGTTCTGGATTAAATAGTAGTGAAAGTGATGATGATGTAGGTGTATTCCCACTCACATTATCAAAATATGGAAATGAATTTAGTGCACTACTACTTACTGCTGTTTTTGTACCATCAGTAAATCCCTCTACAAAAAATGTATTAGTAGCTTTCGTTCCATTATAGAAATAGACGTGAGGTAGTACTCTTACTGGTTCGTAATTTATAGAACTAATGAAAGTTGGTATATATATCGCGTTTAATCCCATATTAACATGCTGGTATTGGTGAAGTTCCTATTAATGTTATTCCTGTCTGTCCTGTTACTGATTCTACACAACTGATAATTTGTCGTTCTTCTTCACATGTACCTGCTCCACAATCTACATATTGCGATGAAGGATATATATAAGTTGCGGTTGAACTACCGTATGGTATAATAATATCAATTACTCTTGATGTAATTGCACCATAACATAATTCAATATCGTATCTAACTCTCACTCTCACATCAGCACCATAGTTGATAATTGGAGTACCTCCCCCATCAACATAAGTTGCAGTTGTTATATTATTTGTAGTTGTATAAAAGTTAGTTAAACATGAAATTCCAAATGAATCACTAAAACCATCAGTTACACTAACCTTGTTATTAGTAATTGGTACAATCGAACCACTATCTCCTGTTGCATTTAGATAAGTAAGTGGAGAACTTGCAAATCCAGTCTGTACGTTAAACTCTCCTTGTGAAAAGAAATTTTGTGTATCTGTATAATAGGTTTTACCATACTCTCTACTGTTTGCCTTTTGGAATTGTTGTGATATATAATCACCATCTAGTGTATCTCCAAAATTCAATTGATTAACAGCAAGGTTGTTAGCTGGTATAACTTCTATTTTTTCATCTAAATTTATGTATTTGTTAAAATCTTTAGTCTCGCCTTTAGAATACCAATCGTTAAATGTTTCAACTATAAATCTTTTTTGTTGTGTTTTATCTGGATATATTACTAAGTTGTATTTCTTTTGCACACCCTTAATAAAATCAATCAGTTTAATTCCATTTGTTGCGAATGGCATATTATTAGCAATGTTCATTACCTCTCTATCACCACCTTGATTTACTTTGGTTACTGATAATTTAGATTCCGCTTTACCTGATGGGTCTAACTTAATATTAAATTGAGCAGAACCACCTAAATTACTCGTATAACGAATGTAAAATTCATAAGTTCCATCAGGTAGGAAATCAGTACTTGCCCACTCTGCAGTTAAGTTAAAAACCTCTTGTCTTGTATATGGTAAATTATAGGTGTATTGGTCAAGCATAAAGTTGTTTATCGCAACTAATGGAGCAACTCTTGTATCACCAGGTGATTTCATTACTAATTCAAATTGAGGATAGCCAACAGAAGTTCCACTATCTGGTATAATTTCAAAGTTTAATTTTATCTCTCCTCTTAACTTTGAGTTAAACCCTAATGTGTATTCTAATGAAGATGATAAATTACCATTTGGGTTAGACTCAATGGAATACCATGGCAGTAGATAATCAGTTCCAGAATCTGGTAGTACTACTGCAGTAGCACCACTACCACTTATTGCACCTATCTTAAATAACCCATAAGTTTCTAAATTTATATTATCATAAATTGGGTATCTTAAAGAACGGTTACATATCATATACACATTATCTAAGAACGGTTGTTCCAAAAATGATGATGAATAAGTATAACCTACTGTTTCAAAGATTGCATCCCATACTTTCTTTACTCTAATCGCTGGTTTGAAATCTTGAACACATAATCCGCCGTTTGGTGAATCAATACCAAATTGTGCTTCTTCGGGCGTATATTGTATTCTCTGTCCATACTCAGCAAGAGGATAAACTATATCTCCATTTAATAAACCGCCAACCCAACTGGTTGTGATATTATCTACTGATGATGTGTGATTGTACTGTTGTAATGATGAGGTTAAATCCGTTAGGTATAATCGGTTAGTATCTCTTGCAAATGAAGATAACCCACCGTAGATAGATACTTCATACGATTCGATAAATCGGTTCGCATATACATTTACTTTATTTAACTGTAAGTATCCTTGTGAAACATACAATCCGTTAAAATCAAAATAGGCTTCTACCTTTGCATTGGTTTGGAATAGGTATGGATTTTCAACTGATATATCATACACATGATTAAAAAATGCATCATTTACCTTTGTACCTGGTATAGTTATTTGACGTGTAAAATCAGAAGGTAAAATACCAATATCAAATAAACCTGTCACATTATCTGATACTTTTATTTCTTCATCCTTAAACAAATCAAGCTGAACGAATCCGTTACTACCTGATGCCATTAGCCTAAAACTACCACGCGATGAATTTACTCCCATTATATTATTAGTTTATAGTTTTGACCGTATTTGAAATCAAACGAGTATTGTATTGTCTTATCTACCACACCAGTCTTGAACTGAATGGATGGAGTATTTATGGTTATAGGTCTTAAATCACCATTACTTTCATCATATATCCAATATATTTCATCACTCACAAGTAGTTGTTTGAATATATCGTTGTAATCTTGACTTACCCAATCAGTATTTACTGTTATGTTTTGGTCTGTATCTACTAAATAATTTAGTATTGATGAATCGTAATTGTTATAGGATAAACTCCTACCTCCCCAACTTCCTAACTGCGGTTCATAAACTGAACGATTGACTGTAAAGGATTGTGTATTTACCATATTAAAGTTAAACCAATCCCATTGGCCAAAACGGTTCTTCCACTTAATTCTTATGTTTGGATACTTTTGATTACACGTTACATTGTAACGAATAGGAGTTCCAAGAGGAGTTGAACTGTTATAGGCTTGTATAGTGTACCATTCTATATTTGAACTCAACCCAATCGATGCTGGCCCTATTGGATAGGTTTTTATCTGACCTGATGTATTAGTGGTAGTTGAAAGTGCATAATCAATCGTTGTACTATCTGATTTTGTATAAACGATTTTAGTTGGTTGTGTACTATCAGTAACCCCAACATAAACTCCTGCAGATCCTGAATTAAAATCAAATGCTGATTGAGTATTTGGTCCATCAGTCATCAACGGCCAATGTGGTGTTAGGGTACTAATCTCTTGTCCAATAGTTTCCTGAAATATTTGGTAGCCATCTAAACACTTATATACACTCGATGAAACTGCTGAACTTGATACTATGGTTGAACCACTGATATAAGTGTAATATGCATCTACTGCAAAGTATTTTACATTTGAAGTATTCGCTTCTAATGGGTCTTGTAGTGTTGAATTAAGAATACGGGAAACATCAAATATACCAACCTTAGATTCATTTGGATATTTAACTAATTGATAATCAGGTTGTGAGCCAGAGTTAGTTAGTGCTCCATCCCAATAATATAAATCTAAATTATATTGGAAAGAGTTTTTTGCAATTTCACTACCATTACTTTCACTTACTGCAAATATAATTGGTGATTGTGCTAGGGAAACTTCTGCTGGTGTTTGTGTTATTGATAAACTCATAATAGAATAATCTTTTCATATTTAACCAATTCCCACTAAAAAGTTATAGAGGCCTACCTTTTGACAATTCCTTTACGAATATCATCTGCAACACCTTTAGCCAAATCTCTCGCTAGTAGTTTTACATTCTTCTGTATTGCCTCATTTAAGGATTTAGATGCAAAGTTTATTTTGCCTGGTATGTTTGAAGTTTTACCATTGCGAATATTACGTGCAACAGTTGGGTCATTCCAATACTTTCCGTATTCTGCTCCAGGTGGTGCATAACTAACGGTTAGAGTTTGTGACCAATTGGTTACGATATTAAATTGTGATACTTGTTTTGATTTCCCAATTATCTTATTCGATGAATTGTAACTTAACATTTGTTTTTTAAGATTACCTCTCGTCTTTGCATTTGGAATTACATTTACAGGAGTATATACCTCTAAAAGAGTTCTTACATCTGTTGCAATCTTACGAAGGGTTTTTATTTCAATCATTATGGGTATAATTCAAATATACAAATTGGTCTATCGTTATGCGTAGTTAAAACAAAAGTAGATACCCAACCTGCAAGACCATTGTTAAATCTATCAGCAAAGGGTTCATTTATTATTTCATCCGGAATAGAAAAGGCATCAACACTTCTCTGTAAATAAGAAGTTAAATCATTGATAATTGCTAGAGTATTCGCGTGTATATCTACTACATCATCTACACCGTAAAAATCAATTACCTGTGCATTGGTTCTGCCATCTGATTCATTATCTCTATTCTTAATCTTATCAGCAACAATCAACTGTATAGTATAATCAGTAGTATTGTTTGTAAAGTTAGCAAATAGTATATTAACATTACCAATTGGATACATAGGAAATTCCCGCGTATCTAAATCTGGAATATCACCAGTAGTTACTATCTGTAACGTAGGGTGATTTACCATAATCGTTTTTAAGAAGTTTAAGACATTATAGTATAAAGTATAATTGTCTCCGGAGTTATGTATTATTGGCATAGTAGATTATAGTTGAATTCCTGCAAAGTATTGATTTGTTTGGTCTGGATATATTTGAGTTTGATTACCAACTGATTCCAAATATTGTGGAATTTCGTTTGAGTATGAAATCAAATAGTTTTGTAATCTTAATGCATAGTAATCAGCATTCGTCTGGCATTGTTGTTTTAGATAATCAATTTCAGATTTAGAAGGTGCCGTTGCTTGTTCTGATATTTGTTTAACTGCACCATTTGATTTGAACTGAATAGATGAAAATGGTACATACTCCAAACAAGTGTACCAAATTAGTGTAGATTTTATATGGTCATCTAACAAATCCTTATAGTATATGGATAAATTATCAACTGTATTCGCAATTATCTGTGCCTGTAAGTAATCAAATAAAACAGTGCCTAATAGGTTCTTCAAATATTTGTCCTGTGCAGTTCTCATAAAGGGAAGTAATGCATCAGCATCTATTGCACCTTGCAGTGGAGAGTTCTTAATTATATCGTTTCGTGTTATGAATAATGCGTACATAGTTGTTTGTTTTATATTGTTTCGTAATTTTTGTTAAAGAACCCACCTCTTATACCTGAAGAAAGTACATCTTCATTTTCATTTGATGCATCCGCTTCATCATCAGTAGTTGCTGGAGTTTCTAATGATTTGTTTGTTTCATCTTCTACTTCCGCAACTGTTTTATCAGTTTCTTCTGCTTGTTCAGAAAGGATTGCAAGTGGTGTAGTTTGTTCAAAGTATAATTCCATATTATCCCAACCACCTTCACTTAGGGCCATATCTAATTGATTTAGTATTAAACCCTGAAAAGGTTGAATAGTCATAGTTTGAAAAATAGAAAAGGCTGTTTTCATTTCTTCACTCTGTGAACTAAACCCATTATTTGCAGTACGAATACCGAATAGTAGTGGTGATGTAACCCTATGTGCAACAAGTATTCTGTCCTGTGCATACTCTGCTACATACTGAAACTTCTCATGTAGATTATCAATCTGTATGACATCAATCGTTGGTTTAGTTGCAGGGTCATCATTAAATGATAACATAAACTTACCAGCATTGGATGTTCCAGTAAATTTAGAATACAATAAGTTCTCTATGGTTTGTCTTTCTTCTGGTGCCGGAACTCCGTTGTTCATATTCAACATAATAGCGGGCAAGAATCCATTTTCTATGTTGTTAAGGTGTAAGTTACTCAACTCACCCTCAACTATCGAAAATTGGAATGCTGGTATCCAATCTGGAAGTGAATAATAGTATAGACCTGGTGAATAGTTTTTAATGAAAAGGATTTCTGATTTTTCAGTTGATGTTCCAAATGCTGGATACTTAACCTTATCTTTTACTTTACGATGGTCTGACCAATCAGTACAATAGTAGTAGTTTTCAATACGTGGATTATCATATATCTTTTCTGCCCTAATAGTATGAATAGGAACGTGATAGAATTTCTTTATCTTTGTGTGGTCATCATTCCAAATAACTTGATATACTGCATTACCAAATAATTTCAAATCAAATGCAACTCTCTTAGTTTCTTCTTGTGGAATTAACTTTTGAATTATCGCATTCTTTGTTTCATCTTTTGAATAAATTCCTTTACCAAAGATTAAATCAGCAATACCTTCTACACATGCAGCATTAGTTGAACTAATATTATATGCGGTAGTTACTGCTTGAAAAAAATCATCCTGGTCATTTATACCATAAGGCACCCAAGATTGACGAGTTTTAGTATCCTCTATAATAGTTGGTATTTCATTATTACCATATGATAGGACTGACAGTTTGGTTTGGTTCTTCATTTTATTTTATTATGATGTATGTGTTTGATGAATCATCGTATGATGTAAATCCATCGTTTTGATTTACGTATGCTGGTTTATCTTCTGATTGTGATGTATATACTTGAACGCTACCATGCCATATTGGTTCATCACTACCACTATTAAGAATTTGTGCCCTATATTCACCACCAATTATTGCACCACTTATAGATGCAGTAAATGATAAATAAGATTCATACCCTTCAAATTGTATATTAGTAAGTGATGCAGTGGTATTATATTGTGTAGTCATATCTTGCAATAGGAATACAAACTGATTTGATGCGGTTGGTTGGGTTCTAATTGTGTATCCGTTACTTCCAGATATATAGTATGCTAACATAAGCCTAAATTAAGTTGTTATTATCTCATATTTAACAACTGAATTCCTCAAAATAGTAAATGCACAAAAAAAGGAATGATTTCTCATTCCCTTAATTTCTTAAATCTATTTACTGATTACGAATTTGTACCGTACACTACGTTGTAGTTAGCAGTTAAACCTGCAAGAGCACTAACAGTAGTTGAACCAGATAAGAATGCTGCTGGTAATCTTTCTTGTCCTGTGAAAGTTAAAGAGTATCCGTAAAGGTCTCCCATTGCTCCACCAGTTTGAATAGTACCTGCAGTTAAATCTGCTCCTTCTTTTTGTCCTACTAATAGTGCATCACCATTCATTGTCCAAAGAATAATTTGAGGTCTTCCATAAGCCAATAACTTCAATTGAGTAGTCATTTCGTTAGTAAGTTTCTTCAAATTAAGTGTCAATTCCTGTGAGAAGAAAGTAGTACCGTTTTCACGTGAACTATTTACAGTCTCTGTATATGCAGATGTTCCTTTTAATTCGTAGTAGTATAGATTTGAACCTGATGGTACAGCAGTGATTTCACCTGTTCCATTAGCAGTAAATGAGCCTGTAGTATAGTTGATGAAATATACGCCTTGTATACCACCTACTGATTCTTTACAAACTTCATTACGTCCTTGTGTTATTAAACAACTCATATCTATTTCCTATTTATATTATTTATTAAATAAGGGAGGATATTTCACCTCCCTATTGTTTTGTTATTAGTATGCTCCGTAGTAAACGATGTCTTCACCGATACCGAACTGAACACCTGACGTATACCTCATTATGACGCGATAGTTTTGTGAACCATCTAAGTTAGCCATATCTAATACTCTTACTTCGTTGTGGTCTGATAATAGTCCAGTACCGAAGAATAAGTTAGATTTTTGAGCTGCTACGATTGTATCACTACTCATACCAGGACAAGTTACGATTTCAATTCCTTGGAAGTTGAATGGCTTTTCACCTACGTTCATTTGAGTGTTGAAACCTGATTGGTTTGCGTTTCCACCTAAAGCAGTTTGGTATGCTTTAGCAACGTTAGTAGATACATAGATTAATAAGTCTTCTTTACCATATACTGCATTTGGAATACTATCATATACTGAACCGATTACAGAAATTACGTTTGCTGAAGTTACTGAACCAGAAATTGGTTGTCCACCTACAACAGTTGCCGAACCAGAGAATGCTGGAATAACACCAGTCGATACTGTGATTGATCCTGATACTACTGTTGTTCCTGCTGCGATTGATGCAGAGAATAGAGTTTCAAATCCTGCGAATTGACCGTTTGAGTTAGTACCTTTCCAGATAGACTCTTCTGTTGCTTGAGCAACAAAACCTGCTACATAAGAAATTAAGTAATCGTTAAAATTAGCAGGGATAGTATCAAATGCACTATATCCTAATTGTAATGATTCCCAACTATCTACGAATTCTTGCTTACATAAGCTTAAGTTTACTTGTAGTTCTTTTGGTTCTAAGATTCTTTCAGTCAATGAAACACTTCCTGATGTTACGAAATCACAAGATGCATCCTGTACAATACCTGCAACAGCTACTTTTTGGATTACTTCTTTGTACTTTACGTTTGGCTTAATCGTTACTAAACGGTTATCCAATGTTTTTGCTGATAATAGGGCGGCACTGATGTACTGACCTGCAAACTCACCTGCGTAGGTAGAGGTAATTGATGGTTCAGCGAATTTTTGATTTTTTTTCATATTCGTTTTTTAATTAAATTATTTATACATTTTCAACCACACTCTTTCTTGTGCAGTTAAATGTTTGTTATTATTTTGTTTCGGTTTTAAGGTAGAGAATTTCTTTGCAGCTTCTACTGGTGCTCCATCTAATTTAGGAAGTTCTTCTTCATCTTCATCTTCCATATCTTCATCTTCTTCGATTTTGATTTCTTCCATTGCTTGGATTTTCTTTTCCATTTCTTCAATTCTGTATGCTAGTTTAGT